TGACGCATCTTACCAATAAGAGCACCTTCTAGGTCAGTGCCTTGTCCATCCTCATCAACACCTTCTGCAGGAGTATAAGGAGGTTTACCTTCTGGTAAGAGCCATTTTATACTTGGATTGTATGTAAGCTGGAGTAAGTCAATCAATGCAGTTGACTCGTTGTTTTGTAGAATCTCTGCTTTGATTTTTACGTTCTTTGATTTACGAACTTCATCAATAATCTCATACAGAGCTTTAGTATAAGCCATTAAAAATCACCTATGTTTTCCATTAATGTTTTCAATCTTTTGTTTACGAAATATCCATAGAGTTGATCACGTTCTATATTGTGTTCTTGCTTGTACTGAGAGATGACTTCATTCTTTATGAAGTCTGGAACTAAAGACAAATCAACAAGTCTTCGGTTTCTGTTCCAATTTGTTTTATGTTCAGTTAAGCTGTTTTCAACTTCTTCAATATTTCTCATATCAATAAAAGTATTTAGTACTTTAGATCGCAATGGTTTTTGACGACCATTGATAAAGCAATCATCTTTAGATAGAATGTTTGGAACACCATCACCTCTATCTCCTTTGCATATGTGCTCTATCAAATATTTTTCTGGATTGTCAAACTTGATCCATCTCTTACGAACAGGATCATATTGACTGACATTACTGTACTTGTGTAGTTGTATAAAGTCTTTATCACCAGACATAATAAGTATTGGTTTTGATTGTCCATTCATGAGATGAGAACCCTCAATGTCATGTATAATCGTACCAATTATATCATCTGCTTCTGCAGTCTCAATCTGTATAACTTTATATGGAAAGTACTCTTTGATTTCATCTCTTATGGCATTGAGACATGCAAACAGATTACTCCAATCTAAGTCAGACTCATTACGAGCTTTCTTACGATTGGCTTTGTAGTAAGGGAATGTCTTTTTGCGCCAGAAGTTTTTATCATCACAACAGATAACCAACTCGCCATAGTCTTGGTAGAACTTGTTTCTATATCCTCTCAAAGAATTCAGAACCATATGTCTTACTAAGTCTTCATCAAGTTCAATGTTGTGGTGACTTCCTATCTGTGCCATCAAGTTGGAAATCATCACTTGGTTCATATCAACTAATATCATAACTACTCCAGTGTGTCAGTTTTCCTCTTCATCGAAGTCTGCAAAGTCAATATCAGCTTCTTTCAAGTTGATAATATTTTGAGCAAATTCCTGTAAAGGATGTTTTTGTTCTAATGATCTACACATTGCAGATTTTATTGCTTCGCTGATCAATACTAAATCATATTTTATTTCTGGATCACTTCTAAGATCAAAACCATGGGTCTCTAATGACCTAAAGCAGTCAAATGCAAAGTCTACAGCATGTTGCTGTATAAACTTTAATCTGATAGCTTCAGCATGAGCCTTTAGTTCTTTTTCTGTTTGAGGAACATGCGGTTTGTAGTTCTTTACTGGGAACTGTATTACGTTTGACATAGCCGCCCTTTGAACATTGTTATCCATGTTATTTAGGCTTCCTCTTAGTACGCACTTTCCTCTTTTTAGGCTTTTCTTCAATCTTACGGACTCCATAGTACTCTTCGTCCATTTCTTTTGTCCAGAGACCAATATCATCATACCATACACCAACATCTCTCCTTACCATTCCTAAGAATGGATCTCTTGGATGCCAGTGATATGCTTTGACTTTATTGATTCTTTGAATCTTACCTTCCATATTCTCACCCCACCTAAAGTCAAGCCATATACCAGTACGAAGGTATGATTGTAAGTTATGGATGTATGTTTCAAGAATGTTTACTTCGTTAGCAATATTCTTATCTTTAGGATTAAGTTTTTTGCTTTGCTTTGCAGAACTAAGTCTTTCTTGATTAGACTTTATCCATGCTCTAACACTCTTTACGTTTACAGGGTCAGATTCATCTCTGCTCACAGAATAGTGAACAGATTTATGTTCAGAAGGAGCCTTTGCAGCTCGAGCTTTAGCCAAACGCTCTACACGTTCAGCTTTTTGCTCTTTAGTCAGAGGTTTCCTGAACTTCTTCCTCTTTGGCCGTCCATCCTGAGTTGATGGACGAATCGATTTCTTGGTTCTTGGCATCTTCTTCTCTTTGTAATTGTTGAGCCCATTGATAGAAATCCATCTTGGCTTCCTCTGGTGTCATACCAAAATGGTTTTCTAACATCTTACAGGCATCAAATATATTAGCTGTTTTAGAATCTCTAACTTTATCCAAGAAAGAAAACACTTCGTTTCTACTAACCATGATAACTCCTAGGTAAAAGGAAACATAATAATGTTGCTAGCAACTTCACTAGCAACTTCAAATGTCTTGCTAACAAATGTAAACCCATAGTATATAACCCCAGTTACACCTAACACAGCAAAAGGTAACAATACAGTTGTAGCAGCTACACCAGCAGCAATTTCTAAACCAGTCATTTTACAATACTCCATTTTCCATTTTCATAACAAAGACCTCCATCGGTATCAGGAACAGCTCTACATATCTTTTCATCAAAGTTAAGTTTCAATCCATTCTTTCTGATATCGTTGAAGCGCTCAAGTTGATACTGTCTAGTCTTATAAAGATCTATCAATTCTGTCTTATTGACAACAGTTTTACATGATATCATCTTACAAAAAATAGACCCACCAACAACACTAGCAGCAATCGAGAGAGGCTCAATAGCTTGAGCCGGACTCGCTGCTAACATACTACTGAGTATAAGAGTTGATAATAGCTTGCTTCTCATCTTTTGTTTCTTTCTTAGACTTTTCAACATTCTCATCTAGTTCTTTGAATGCAGAATTAGATCGAAGTTTAGCCATCAACATTCTATCTTTCTTCAGACGATTAACTAGAACTTTACTAGCTTCTTCGTCATTATACTTCAGCAATACATATGCTCGAAACTGGTTACCAGCAGACTGTACAACATTCTCAACCAAACTATAACCAGAAACATCTGTATCTGCAATCAGGTTTTTAGTTACTCTTTCTAGTTCATTTATCACAGAGGAGTCTACAGCAGTAGTACCAACCTTAGCAATAAAGTTCTTAGTCTGAGATCTCAGTTGACTCTGAAACCTATCAGCTAGAGTAGTTTTAGCCATCAATACAGCCATATCAACAGATAGCTGAAGATCTGGTGTAGCAGATGTACCTACAGCATACACACTATCTTCTTCTTTAGGAGGCTTAAGATACCAATCAGGAATCTTCTCAACTTGCTCCTTGTTAGCTTTGACATTATATGCATACAGAGCTTTAGCACCATAAGGTGGTGTCTCTTCTAAACTTGATATGTTAGTAGAACCACAAGCACTAAGTCCCAATAATGCAAGACCAGATACTCCAATCATTAGCGGCTTATTCATTATGAACTCCCTTCACGAAAGCCTTTTACCAGACCTCGAAAGAATGCTTTAGTATTCCAACGAGGTACTCTCTTACCTTTATAGTCTATCAAAAGCGGATCTTTGTCAACAGGGCCCAACAACACAACTCTCTGTACAGGTTCTACAGGTTGTGCATACACTTTAGGTCCTGGTTGTGGAGCATTTGCTTTCTCCATAGTTTCCAACCGCCCAGTAATGATTTGCAATTGTTCTTCGAGCTTTCTTGTTCTTTCAAGAGCATTAGCATCAAATCCACAATCAGCAGTGATCTTGCTTGTAAGAGTTTCTTTACCATTCTTATCAGTTGTGACAGTGGTAGTCTTTCTTACATTACAAGGATCAGGTCCAGCCAAAGCCTCAGTGCTCAAAAGAGCAACTGAAGCACCGACTAGAATAATGTTACGAAGCATATTCAAGAGCTTTCTCTAATGCACGAGTTTTAAGCTGTTTGTTAGCTCCGTAGAAGTTAGAAGTTAATCTAGCTTCTTGAGACTTGCCAATCTCATGATCAACAAGATATGTAGCAGCATTAAGAGCTTGCCACCATGAACCTTTTGCAAACTCTGCACCAGGTTGGGTCTCAAGCACCTCAAAAGCTCTCAGAGCATTCTTAGAAGGCTTGCGATCTTCAGTCTTCTTACTGTAACCAGGAAATACTTCATCAAAGTATTCTTTTACAATATCGTCTTTGTAAGACTTTGTACCTAAGAACTGAGCCATATCTTTGAAGTTCTGTAGCTTATCAGAAGCAAGACCAAGAAGCTCTTTAGCTAAGTCTGCATCAAATACACGACGATGATTGAACCTTACTTTGTTCTTAGAACCACCATTCAATGCAACTTGAATAGTATTGTTACAAACAACTCTAGTAATTGTCTGTTGGATATCAATTCCACGACCATAGATGTGTGGATTAGAGAATAGAAGATATCCTTCTACTTGATCTCCACCAAACAGTTCAAACTGCTCAGTCATCTTAGCTAATGCCCAGACCCACTGTCCACCTTTCAGTGAACCAGCAGTTTCCATCTTCA